ATCCACAGCAGCTACGGGGACGATTATATCATCGCCGTAGATGTAAATGTCACGTGAAACGGTTTCTACCGTCAAACGCGACATAGGAAGGTGAGCTTCATCAGCCAGAGCCATTACACATATAGTGTAAAAGTACATGGCCTCGACTGGGAAGCAAAGAGCGCTACCCATGGACGCAAACTTCATGAGGGGTCCAAAGCGGACTCCAGACGGAAGCAAAGCGTACTTAGAGCGACATGCCAAAACCGAATCAAGAAAATCCTGATTCGATTCAAGCATAACTTTTACTAACGAGAGAGGAACTCTGTCGCTAGCGTCAGATAAATCGATCGTTGCTAATCGACCGTCGTTCGAAGAAGTAATCGCTAAACTTTGATTAACTGACTGATCACGAAAATTAATATGACCAGTAGTTAAATCATCAGACTCGATAGCTTCGTAAAGAAGACTTCGAAGTCCTTGTTGTGCATATTGCATACAACAAGGTTCAATTGCGATTACCCTGGGAGCCTTGAGTGTCTTAGGAACAAGGACTACCCTAACGGGTAATTCTTCTTCCTCGGCAAGCACCGTAACGGTCTTGAGTTCCTCCGACGGTTCGGCAAATTCCCCAATTGAAGGAGAATAAGCAGACCCGCACAGAGGGAAATAAGGCTCAAGTCGGTCATGCCAATACTTCCAAGAATACTTTCCGTTACCGGAAAGCCGCTCGGAAGTAGCGCCGGGTCCATGGCGTGGAGACGCATCCAAAGGACGTATAGTCCTGAGGATACGACTCCAGACCATAAAAGATGCGAGGCGGAACGCCTCGATATCTTCTCTCGGCAGCGTGAACATCTCAAGTAAGCGTTCAGTAGCGATGAAATTCTCCAGTACCTTGTATTCCCGATAGGGGGTACAGGGAAGCTTAATCTTCTTGAAGGCAAGACAAATCTGTCTAATGCCAGCAACAAGACGAGCGAAATTATCTGGGGAATTAATAATTTTATCATCGTTAATCCTTCCTGTCTCTAGGTCAAAGACTTGACTGAGCAACCCTTGCAAAAATGCAGGAATTGCTCGGTGTTTCTTGAAGAACCGGAAACACTTTGAGTCAATAAACTTTTGATCCAGACATTTTTCAAAGTCTGAACAGAAGTTTGGCAAGGTAATCGTCAAAAACGAAAAACCTTGCGTCTTGACCCGTGACCGGATCGTTAAAAGGTCACGATTTGAGACCTCCGTGGAGCACGATTCGCAAACATCTAAATAGATGTTACGAATCACTTCTAGGTCGTCACTTATGTGGCTTTTCATGTTAGCCTCCATAGGAGGTAAAACATCCAACCACATAGGTTTAGCCTTCGCGAAAGCGAACAATCTACTGTCTCAACGTGGTGAAAGGAGATTTAACTCCTTTTCAAGACTTTGATGTTTCTCTTCTGACTAGACGAGAGTGATTTAATTACCCTCGACGAATCTATCTCCAGCGATGGTGATATTTGACCAGGCATATTCAGCATGGTCAGAATATCACTAAGAATTGCTGAAGAC